GGTCAATCCTCCTTTACAACATTCCTTCATGCTTTCCATGAGCGGAAAGTGGGCCCGGGGATAGGCTCCCTGCAATAAACTGGCCTGTTGACGCTCAACTTTAACCTGTAACGATTCCCCTTTTGTGCCGATGAAGTCTCCCTTCGCCGTCCCACTCAGGCGTAAAAGCACACCTAGGTTAAGGAGGGGTCGGAGTTTTCCATCAGTATCAAAAACGGGGGAGTGTTTTAGGAATTGTAGTTGGTGCCAATCAGAACAGTCGATACAGGTTACTATGTACCCGGCCTTCTCTGCCGCCATTATAACATCTTCTTTGCAGTTAATCTCGGTCTCGGAAATAGCGAGACCAATTAGCTGGCATGCAAGATTGTTTATGGCGGTGGTGATTGTGGATCCACTATATAACCGAGGTTCTTTTGGTTTAAGTGTTACCTTACGTCGTCGATTGTACAAATCAACAACGGTGATGGGCTGCTCACACTGCTTCACAAGTTGGCGGGCGTCTTCTTGAAGACGTTCCGGATATATACGAACGTATGCATCAAAAAGTGCGGCGGTGTGTGAGGCGTCACAGGAGGAAATATCCACATTGAATCTCAATATCTTACCACTTGTGGTGCGAATGGCAAGACATGAGTCGTCAGAGAAGTAGACGAATGAAAATCTCCCGGGTGGGGAGATAAGACGTTCGAACACACCAGTGAGGGCGCTGACCGAAGGTTCTTTACAGAACTCGATCGTGCCCCCATTAATGTGTATTGGTTCTCCAAACATAGCCTTCTTCGTGAAGTCAGCTAGTCGAAAACCCTGCAGAGAAGCTGGGCAACCCAGGTCTCCAATGCAGCGAATGGTCTTATTTGGCTTAGCAATCTCAAAGATCTTGACCTTGTAGAGTGCGTACTTGCCAGGTATATTCCATACGTCATTAAAAAGAACGTTGTAATCCTCAATGTCCTTCCACGACACGATGCGTAGGTCCTTCTTATCATGCGGATCAGCGTGATGTAAGATGGCCTCCTCGAGTATAGAACAGCATTCAGCATAATAAGAATCATAATCCCTCCGAAGGTGGTTAATGAAACTCTCATGCTCAGCTATAAATACTTTTTGTTTGTCGCGGAATCCTTGCTCGGCTCCGGGGATCTTGGGGAGTCGAGACTTCGTCAAACGTGTAACACCGGCAGCGAGGTTGCTAGTCTCTCTGGCATATATGTTTCCGTTATGACTCGCACAGGGTCCGGCCCTAGTCATATAACTACCATCACGCTTGCATGATAGTCGTTCAATGGCCGTGGGCTCAGGGAACTGCACTAATCCCTCTTTGGTAAAGAAGTTCTTACCCTTCTCGATCGTAAACCCTTCGTTATATCGATATTCGGTCTTATCGATAGGAGCGGAGAGTGTTACGCCAAGGCGAAATGGATCCCTTCGGGTGATTTGGTCTTCGAAGGCACCCTCGTCCGAAA